ATCCACCACTCCAAGGGCTTTTTTACAGATGTTAGCAAGAATAAGAAAAGTAAAAAGCACAGATATCTTAATTTTAAATGAACACTTTAAATATAATAATTTAGCAAAAAATCAATTTTATAATTTTGATGAAGTCAAAAACTTTGTCTTAAATTTAGAAGATATACAAGTATCAAGTGAAATAAAAAAAGTTGATGGTAAAATGTGTAAAATTAGTAAATTAAAGGCGTATGATGTGAATTATATTTATAATAGATTAGAGGTGTTAAATTCAGGTAAATATTATTTTTTAGCAACTTTAAAAATGCTAATGATCAATAAGGGGTCAACAGTTGTTATAAAAACACAGGATAAAAAACCGAAAAAGGTTGAAAAAGAAACATTTGCAGACAAAATATTAAAAATTGAAGATATTGATGATACCGAATATACCACACTAACAACCAAGCAAAAAAAGAGTGAGGCAACTGAAGAAGATAAATTCAAAATTGCAAAACACAGTTATAAAATGAAACTTGGTGTTGACAAATTAAATGAAGAAATTTTATCAGCATTTCGTGAAAAATCACGGGTTGACAATTTTGTTTATTTGATTGATGATAAAAATATACCATTACACCAAGATAACCAAACCAAAGAGAAGAAATTAAAAATTAAAATTTTAAACAGTATTATTAAAGATTTAGGATTTAAAAATATATTTGATACCACACCAATTCTTAAAGAAGATTTTATAAAAAACTCAGAAACACTAATGGCTAATAATGAATTTTTCACAAATTTCAGCAATACAAAAACTTTATTTAATATTAACAAAAATAAAAGAGATTTAACTCAAAAAGGGTTTTTAGGTTTTATAAATACAATTTTAGAAGATTACTGTATAAATATAAAATACCACCAATTACCAAAATCACAGAATAGAGCAACTAGTTATATAATTGTTCAAAAAGATAATATTAATGAAATTTTACAATATAAAATTAGAAAAGGTTTTATATTGAATGATACAAACAAAATAAGAATTGCACCGACGACAACAGTTTATAAAGATTTGGTTATTTGAGAAATTAAGGCGGACGAACCAAAATAAAATATTGTTGTAAGAGTTAGTTTTTTAAATTCCTTTATTAGTTATACTTATCTATATAGGGGCGACTGTGAAGTCTACTCATTTTTATATCTAGAGAACAAACATCACAGTCGCCCGTATTTATATAAGTAAAGATTGTATACATCACAGTCGCCCGTATTTATATAAGTATTCTTAAATTATATATTTTCTTTGCTTTCAGTTTTATTAATATTTTTTTGTTGCAATTCAATTTCATCAGTTTTTTCTTCTAAAACTACATTTCGTTTTATAGTAAAACCAGTTAAACCACATTGAACATTTTCACATTTTGATTTATAACACATTCTCACGATAACAGTAAAAAAAGCGATGAGTGATGTGATTAAAAAAGACCAAAAAATTTCAGACATTCCAGACATTATTGTATATATATATAATAATGTATATTAAAAATAAAAGTAAAAATAAAAGATAATATAATATTATATATAAATGTATAAAATTAAAGATTATTCAAAAAATCAGGCGAAAAAGTTAGGTGTTAATATAAAAAGTTCAGATGAAAAAACAAAATATAAAATTGATGTATTTGATAAAAACAACAATTATATAACCAGCATTGGTGATATAAAATATCTAAATCAGGATTACCCGAGTTATATAGAAAGCCACGGTTTAGAATATGCAAATAAACGCCGTAAATTATACCATTTACGGCACCAAAAAGAAGGGATAAGAGGTTTTTTTAGTAAAAATATTCTTTGGTAATATTAATAAACATTGGTTTTACTGATGTTAAAATTATACAAAAATTCACAATTTAACTGACTGTCACCATACCACCACAAATTTATTGTTAAAGGACTACCAGAAATACCATTTAAATCAATAAAATCAGTAAAACCGTAATTTTCACTTTGGTTCGGATATGCACTGTTATTATTAAATCTAGTAAAGGGTGTATTATTATTAAAACAATAAGATGTAAAAGAATGACCATTACTATCTAAAATTTCAATATATATTGCTCTTTGTTTATCACTCTGATTATCCATATTATAACAATTTATAAAAAATTCATATTTCCATTGTTGATTAGGACTCTGACTAAATGTATAATCAGGTATATTAAAATTATATGTATCTACAATTTGCCAAGTATTACCACCGCTATAATATATTGAGTGTTGTCTTATTGATGTATAATTTGGAGATAAAACAGAAAATTGAGTCCCGAGTTGTGCCGTTAAAATATCAACACAGTTTAAATCAATTTCTCTGTGTCCATCATTGACTGATATTTGAGTTTTATTTGAGTTTTGATTACAGTCGCCAATGAGAGCAACGCCATTACTGCTATCAATTGCAACTGTATTACTGCCTAAAATATTAATAATTCCGTAGTAATTACTGTTTAAATTTGCCATTTGTAGCCCGTTTGCTGTTAGACTTGTAGAATTTCCTGCACTATTATCTAAATTATAAACACTAGAAGGAAGACTATTGTAAGCATTCACACCATTAAAATCTGCCCAAGTTAAACCAATTGTCGGAACCCCCATCCCGTTTATTGTGTTTAAATCAATATTATCAACTGCTTTAATATTTTTACCATTGAACGATGTAGTTGAATAAATTTCTAATTGTCCGCTTGGTGCTTCTATTGTGTGACATTTTAAATCACCGTCGCCAGTATTCGGTGAGGTTTTATTAATATATACGGCGTTCGGCGTTATTAATGAAATTGTTGTATTAATTGATTTAATATTTAAATCATTTGCTTCTTCAATAGTAAATTCTCCGCCACCCGAATCAGCGTGATATAAACCACTTCCCCCACTTCTCGGATTATAAACAAGTCTTAATAAGCCCCCTTCTCCTAATTGGTCAGATGCCATTAATATCTCATTGTGTTTTATACGGTTGTTAAAATATGCAGGGTCGTCAAGAGGGTTGTCATATCTCCCACCTAATTCTAGAAAGGATTTATCAGCATCATCACTAATTTTAAAATACCACGAAAAGGGGTCGGCGGGGGTTGGTGTTAGATTTCGGCTTAATACGGATAAATAACCCGCCAAACTCCCATTACAAGTAAAAAAACTTTCTAAGGGTCGGTTAGTGTTGCTAGTATTTGAATTTTCAAATTTTACATTTTCGTTAGTTATATTAGTTTTTAAATTTGAAAAAGAAGGGTCAATAATTTGTAAATTGTTATAAATTGTATTAGTATTTTGAGACATTATTATATATTAATATTATATAATAATTTTTACTTATTTAAATTATTAAAAATTTGATATATTAAAACCAGATGTAGATATATTATTACTATTTAGTGATGACAATAATTCAATATTAAAAGAGGATGAATACGCTCCCGTTAAAGTAGGTGTCGGTAAATACAACGCTATATTTAGTTGTTGAGTAGTCATTGACTGAAGATATAAATAAAACCCATTTGCACCAATAGAAGGATTAGTCCCGTAAGATGTTAAATTATTATTGTCATACGCCCAGAACCAACGACCACGAGGTAGAGAACCATTTGTTAAATCGTAGGAAGGTGAACCATTAAAACTATTATTTAAAACGCTAAAGTTTTGTCCTGCTGGTGCACCCGACCCGAAACCCAATCTATACGGGTATATATCACAGTATCCCCAAGAGTTAGCCGTGTAAGCCGAAGGTATAGTTGACGCCACTGCTGTAAAATTATTACTTAAATTATATCTAAGTGTTATAAATCCATCAATTAAATAATTTTGCCACGAATTAATTGTTAAAGTATATATTTTATCACCAGTTATAAGACTACTGTTTGATGTTGCTTTTAATGGAATAATATTTCTAAAAGATGATAATAAATTTTGAACTAATTGTACATTTGCAATATCTGTTAAATTAACCCCTGAAGATGTTGAACACCGTGGAATTGAACCCGTAAATAATGTCGGTGATGTAGATGATGTAATATTTAAACCACCTGATATAAATGTCGTGTCGCTACTCGTGCCGACGACTATCTGATGATCATTGGCAGGGTTCGGCACGATTGCATTATTACCAATACAGGTGTTATAAGAACCTGTTGAAATATTAGAACCTGCATTATAACCAAATGAACTATTATAATCCCCTTCTGTTTGGTTTAAATTAGAATTAGCCCCTATACAAGTATTAAATGAACCAGAAGTCACATCAAAAGTAAAAGTGCAAGTTGCAGGGCTTGTTGTGGTATATCCAGCAGGAATAGGAAAAGTTATAGTAGGTGCTGATGTATAACCAGAACCACCGCTAACTAGCGTTATTACTGATGAAAATGCACCTAAAACGGGAAAAACTGAATTAAATTCACAAGTCGCTACGGCGTCAACGGTAGCACCACCACCAGATATAATAAGATTAAACGGAACATTCACGTAAACCGTAGAACCTGAATAAACACCAGTGGCGGTTGATGTAATTGTTAAAACTTGCCCTGCTGTTCCTAATTCATTTTTTAAACTATTTTTACCAATTGCCACATTATTATTACCTGTTGAATTTGTAGTTAAAGCATCTAACCCGACCGCTACATTGCTATTTAATGCACCCCCGCCAGTTCCTACAGTTATCCCAGACACTACATTATCAAAATTAAAAGTTTGCACTGCTGTAAAAGGTAAAATAGAACTGTGAACTTGTGCTAATGTTAAACCCGATGAAGGAATTGACCCCACATATTCTGACACCCATTTTGTAGTCGCTAAATTTTTAGATACATCGTTTAAAGGAGGTTGTGCTGTTTGGATTGATGCAATTAATGTTGAATTTGTTGACCCGTTCACATTATAAAAGTTAAAACCACCCGTCGGCGACCCTTGAGCGTAATTGATTATATCAGTCGCCCCGTCACCGTTTGTTGAATTCCACGCGAAAGCGACCCCTGTTGCTGAATTTGCTAATGGTAAATTTGCAACCCCGCCGACGTTGAGGTGAAATAAACCGCCAGATGAAGGAATTGAAGGAACAAATAAATTTAAATCATACCCCGCCCCCGAACTTGACTGTTGAAAATAACTATATTGTCCCGTTGTAGATGCTATTCTCACTGTCCCGTTTGCTGTTGTAGTAAGTAATGGTGATGTAATATAGGAGGTTCCGTCAATTATAGGGGCTGATAAAACTGTTGATGTCGCGTTATATGTCGGCAAATTCACAAGTAGAGGGTATGTGCCATTATTGACATTACCCGCCGTCATTGTTAAATATAAAACACCGCTACCACCTGCCCCTATTTTTGAATTTAATGACACAGTTGATGTATTAGCATTAGTTATATTTCCTGTAATTAAACTATTAGCAATAATGGTATTATTAAAAGTTTGTGTTGCTGTAAATGGCAAAGTGTTAGTCAATACATCATTAATGGTTATACCCCCTCCACTGTGACTATCTACATATAATTTGTTAACTAAGTCATCATCATCTACAGGAACTGTCGCCGACTGTGGCAGATTGACAAAAGTTTTAATGCCTGTTCCTAATGTCTGATTACCATCAATTAAAACGGCGTTAAGTGGTGTTGGAACTAAACTATCTACGTAAGTTTTATTTACAATATCATCACCTAAAATAGGAGGGTGAGGTGTTTGTGGTGGTTCATCTACAAATGTTTTTATACCGCTTATATTCGTGTTTCCTTGAATCGGCACATACCCCGTAATCGGGTTTACAATTTGGTCTACCTCATATTGTAAATTACTTATTCTTTGATTTAAATAATAATTTGAATATGCCATTTATATATATATATATATATTATATAAATATTATTTTTAATATTAAAAAATGTATAATTATTTATTTTAAATTATTTTTTTATATAATCTAATTATATAAATGTCTAAAATTAATATACTTGATTGCTTAAAAAATAAAAATATTTCAGATGGTACATTAAATTTATATATCAAAAATTTAATTAGATTAAATGATGGTAATGAAATTAAAAATTTAAATTTCTTAAAAAATCCAGAAGAGATTTTAAATAAAATAAATGATAAAAGTAAAAACACACAACGAACTTATTTAATAGCAATAATATCACTATTAAAAGATTTATACACACAGCCGAAATATAAGAAATTATATGATTTATACTATACTTATTTAATAGATAGTAATAATGAATTAAAAAATAATACTAATAAATCAGAAAAACAAAAGGAAAACTGGTTAAATCAAGATGAAATAAAAGAAATTTATAATAAAATAAAAACAGAGGCAGAACCGCTTTTATTAACAAATCGTAAAAAAGATGCAAGTGATAAAGACTGGAATATAATTTTAAATTGGTTTGTATTATCTTTATATACTTGTCAAGCACCCCGACGAAATAAAGATTATTTAGTGATGCAAATTGTTAAATCGTTTTCGCCTGATTTTGATAAACAATATAATTATTATTCTTTAGATGATAACACATTTCATTATTTTAATTTTAAAACTCAAAAAACTTATAAACTCCAAGAAATAAAAGCGAATGAAGATGTTATAAATAATATAAATAAATATTTAATTAACCATCCATTAAGAAAAGAAATAAAGAAAATAAAAAATAATGTTTTAATTCCTTTGTTGGTATATTCAACGGGAGATAAATTTGATAATAATGATGCTATCACCAGAATTTTAAACCGTATTTTTAATAAAAAAATTGGCAGTTCAATGTTAAGAAATATTTATTTAACAGATAAATTCGGTGATGAAAATAAAGCCAAAAAAGAAACAGCGACGGCAATGGGTACAAGTGTTAATATGTTAGATAATAACTATATAAAAACTGATAATTAAAAACCTGTTAAATTTACAACAGCAATGTCAGGCGGAACATCATTGTTTTTACAATAATCATTTATAAATCTTAAAAATTCATTTAAATCGTAACCATTTTTAGATAAAACTAATCTTAAAATCGTCCAACGTCCGCAAGTATTAACACCATCTTTTAAAACTTGTAATTTCTTTTTATTATAAATAAATTTGGTTGGTGATTTTATTGTTTTTATTAAACGACTTAAATGATGTTTATCTTCACCTAATATTTTCCTCATACCAGCACTAATAAAATTTAATTCGCCGTCGGGTCTAACACCGTAACTATCAAACCATTCAACCGTATCACCATATTTTAATATACAACACCAATGACCACTATTTATTTGACTTTCCGTAAGAATAATTTTATAATCAGTTTTTTCTGGTAATAATTCATCCATTGTATTATAATTTTTTAATTCTGAATATTTTAATATTTTATTATTACTTACATCATCCAAAAAACGGGCAAAATCATCAGATGCAATCATTAACGCTAATGACTTTTTGTATTTTTCAATTTTATCTTTTACTCTACCTGACATTATATAATATAGAACAATATATTTAATTTAGATTATATAATAAAATTTTATATAAAATTTTATTATCTATTACTTATATATATATGCATTATCCTATTGATTATCAGTTTGGAGTTACTGAAGAACTCAAAATATTAAATACCTTAAGAGAATATTTTAAATCTGATATAGAACAATATCCAAAAAAAGCAAGACACGATTATTTTGATGATGTAAACAACTACGAGGTGAAAAGCCGTAAAAATACTTTAAATCAATATCCAGACACAATGATCACGACTGATAAAATAATCGGTTTAAAGCCATTATTCCTAATTTTTAATTATACAGATTGTATTGCTTATATAAAATATACTCCTGAAGGTTTCAGAAATTATAGAACTCAAATGTTTAGTCGTGCAAGATTACAGAGTGACGAAAAACTTCATATTTTTATACCGATTGAAGATTTAACAATTATTTGTAAAAAGGTATAATAAGCGGTCAAGTCATCGGTCAACCATATCATTTTTCGGGGGATTGAGGAGTTTTAATTTTTCATTTTCTTCTTCTAATGCAATAATATTATATTGTAATTTATCATTTAAATTTATTAATCTTGCAATTGTTTCTCTGTGTTCTGCAATAGTATCTTTATATTTAATAAGTTCACGTTCTATTTTTTGATATTTATCTGACAGTGATATATTAGCACGAAGACAACAAGTATTACAGGGAAATTCTAAACTGTGATATTCCATTTTATTATATACTTATATAAGATTTTAAATTTTATATAATATACATTTATTTATTATACTTATATAAAGATAATTAAATATAATATACATTTAATTATTTATACTTATATAATGATTTACTAAAAAGGGGCTTTTTAGATTAAAAACAGATTAAAGATAACAATAATTTTAAAATTATTGTTGTAGATAATGTAAAAATAATCTATTTTGCCCGATTAAGCAAATCTTTATATAAGTATAATTTATTTATTTAATTTATAAAAATTTAATATCTTATATAAGTATATATAAATGTCTTTTAAAAATATCTTTTGTAATTTGTGCAATATTGAAACGACCAGTCCAGAAATTATTGAACGATGCACCAGACGACATCACAGTCAAATTATATTTTTAGATATTGGAACTTTTTTTAATTGTATTGAATGTAAAAATATACGGCTGTCGTCCACTTTAGATAATTGTGGCGGATGTATTGATGAGTGTCCGCCGAGATGCTTTAATATTAGAGCAAATAAAATAAGACTTGCCGAATTAAATAATCACTTTAAAGATTTCGGTGAATTATCTGTTAACTTTTTAAATAATTATCAACCATTGTTAAATCGTATTAATGATATACCACACACCAATAACAGAAAAACTGATTTAGCAGTTACAGATTTAATTGATTTACAAAATTATATTATTGACGACCGTGATGTCTAGCCAAAATATAAACTGTGACTGTGATGTATTATATCCATACTTACTTAAAAAGAGCGACTGTGATGTTTGTTCTCTAGATATAAAAATGAGTAGACTTCACAGTCCCTAAAAAACTAAAAACTCACTCACTTAACAGACTTATATTTGTGTGCTTAAATTTTCTTTTTTGAGTAATGTTTTAATTTGTATTGTTTCAAAGTTTCCTTAGTTATAAATTTAAATAGTTTATTATTAAGCCGATTTAATTTATTAATAATTGTTTTTTTATTATTTGATTTACAAATATTATTAATAGTAACGGAAACGGGTTCTAAATTTGGACAATAACTTAAATTTTGTTTAATGTTTTGTAAATTATTTTTAACATCATTAATATTCACTTTTTTAAAATTAGTTTCTAAAATTAAAACAATGGTTTCTATATCTGCGTATGCTTTACCAACAATACCAACTTCAGAATTAAAAAAATCAACAAGTTCATCTAATAATGGTTTATATTTATCTGTATCTAATAATTTATAATAAGCGAATTTTCGTTTTAATGCTTTAAGATATTTACCATCTTTTATTTTATCAAAAAAATCAGATTTAATTGATGCTAATATTTTCGGTTTTGTTAAATCGCTAATATTATAATTTGTAATTGCATTATTACCTTCTCCAAACTTAAAATATAAATTTTCACTAAAATCAACAAATACACCATCAATTAAACTAATTACATCAATTTTTATTGTATTATTTTTATCTATTAAACTCCGTTCAAATGTTTGTTCTTTTCCATTTTTTAATATTTTGTATCCTTTATCAATATCTTCTTTTTTCCACCGTAACGGCTCACCATCACTATCTATACCACATTTAAAATCTGTAATAAAAATATTTTTATCTTTTGCTACTTCTTTAAATATATCTTTAAATCTTTTTTTTAAAAACTCTTGTCCATTTGCCAAATTTTTAAAATTATCATTTTCGGCTAAATCGTAATCTGAATTATACAATATTTTTTTTAATGCCGAAGAACCAATAATTTTATAGTGTCCTTCAATTGTTATTAAATCAAATATATTTTTAATACTATTTTTAAAATCAATTATATTTTTTTCTACAAATTTCATTAATATATATATAATATATTAATAAATTAAATAAAATTAAATTAAATTACATCATATAATAATATGGATGTGGATTACTACTCATACCTCTAAATTTAAAATGTTGTAAATGATCATTTATATATCTTGTTCCACCTCTAAGAGATGATGTATAATTGTAAACACTATTTGAAACATCAAAAGATAATTTATTGAGTGCTGTGAATAATTGTTCTAACATTTCGTAACCGTTTTCAATTGAAACAATTATATAACTAAAATTTATATTAGTTAAATTAGAAATTGTTTTATTTAATTTACTTATTAAATCTTCTACATCAAGTCTATCAAGTAAATTTATATTTTTTTTGATTTTACTATTAAATAAAATATTTTGTTTAGATACTAATGTAATCAATTTCGTTAATGTTCCTATTATTGGATTTACATTTGGTACACTTGACGCTAATGCTCCGACTGCTTTTTTTCTTGTCAGTTCTGCGGTTGCTTCTGTTTCAATTAATGCTTGGGCGATGGCTTCTTCAATTTCTTTCTGCCGTAATGCCAATTTTGCTATTTCATTTTGTTCTCTGACTGCTCTTTTTTGTGCCAACTCCGCCGCTTTTTGTTGTAATTCCGCCTCTCTTCTTGCGTTCTGTGCTACTCTTGCTAATCTGTCCGTCTCTCGTTGTGCATCTGCTAAATCCGATAATCTCTGTGCTTCTGCGGCATCATCTAATGCTTTCGCCACCGCCTCTCTGGCAATTCGTTGTTCTTCTTTAAATTGTTCTAACACAGCCTCTCGTCGTGCTAATTCTGCCTCTATTTTTGACGTTACTGCATTTAATTCGTCATCTAATTCTTTAAGTCTTTGTTGTTTTTCTTCTTCAATTTGTTTAATAAGTTCGGATTGTTCTTGACCACTAGTTATAAACGGGTCTCTTATCTGTTCAATTTCTGTTCTTACTGCTACAAGTTTCGCTTCTAATATTTTTTTTACTCCTGGTTTTCCTATTCTTTTGTCTGTAATGTTGTATTTGTCTTTTAATTCTTGTAACTCTGTTACTGTCATTCCATCAATTTCACTAATATCTTTTTTTAATTGTTCTCGTGATATTTTCTGTCCTGCTGATTCTTGTTTTCCTTCTGCTACAAAATCATCACTTATCTCTTTTCTGTATTGTTTAATTTTTTCAGTATTACTGGCAATTTGATTTTTTAAAAAATCACTAACATCATTTAATTTATTTGTTGTTGGAAAATTACCAAAATCCCCCCTTGTCATATCAATCAACTCGCTTAATTCTTGTTCTATATCTTGTTTGGTTGTTGGGTCTTCTTCTAATCGTAATTGTTCATATAAATTTTTAAATGTTTTATCTAAACGATATAATTCGGTGTTTATATCATTTAGTTCTTGTATTTGTTCCTCAAATTCCTGTCTTTCGGTTTCACCACCGCCTACAAGGTGTCTGCCCGAACCTTGCACTTGTTTAAACATTTCAACCTCATTTTTATTATAATCTCCTGTTTGGTGTAAATTTACTAATTTTATATTTGGTAAAGTTCCAATACGTTTTGCTTCTTTATCAATTATATTGTAGTAAAAATCGGAGTTGTCAATAATATTTATTTTTTTTTCTCCTGTTGCTTCGCCCCGTTCATCTGCCCTGTCAATTTCGTAATTTTGGTGTTGTGCATCTCGTAGTTGATTATTAAATTCTTTTTTTTTATTATCGTTCACATATGTTTTTAATTGAGTGATATAAGTGTTAATTTCGGTTAAATTTGAGTTAAATTCTTCATATTCATTTTTCGGTGATATACCAGATGACGACGGGTTTCGTTCTTGTTGTAGGTTACTTGCTGTTTGCTTATTATAATTGTGAATTGTGCGACTTGCTTGAACGAAATTATTAGCATCATTTTCTAAATTTGCGTATTTTGGCAACATTGTATATTATATAATTATATAATATATAAAATTATTTTTATTATATTTAAATAAATAAAATATTAATTATTTTTTTCTATCACGAATAGATTTCATATAATCTTTTGCTTCTTGGCTTCCCTTTTTAAATCTTCCTTTTCGTGTTTTACGTCCTGCGGCTAAAAGTAAAACTTCAGGGTTGGCGGCTACGAATTCAGCACCAGTTTCGGCGGCAGGTAGAGCGTAGTCCATTACAGCATTGGCGGCGTATTTTTCAGCCATCGGTAACGCTTTATTTATAACTTGTTTACCAACTTTTCCGACTTGTTTCATTACAGATTTAAATGAACCTCCCCTTTCTTCATCGCTCACGCTTCCGCTTCTTTTGCGTGGTCTCCCTCTTCCTTTTCTTCGGCGTCCCATTCCTACGGCTACTTCTGCACCTTCTTCAACAGCGGGGGCTAAATAATTCGTTAATGCTTTTTCTCCATATTTACTTAATGCGGGTACAACACTATCATTCACGACTTTTGACGCCATATTTGGTATTTCACGAGTTACAGCGTTAATTGTTTTTTTACTAATTTTACTAACATCTTTACCTAATTTTGCGAATGATTTTGTTAAATTACCACCAGTAGCCAATGTAGAGGGGTTAGCGTATTCGTTCCCAGATGCTAACGGGTGAGCGGTTATTCTAATACCTCCGAACATCATTGGCTGAGGATAATGGCGTATTGCATCTAATTGATTTTCTCGTATTCTGTCAGATATCATTCTATTGTATTCCATCATTTATATATATATATTATATATAAATAAATAAAATTAGTTATATAATTATTTTAATTTATTTTTATTATTTTAATTTTTTAAATAAAATGTCGGCTTAAATGTCGGCGACCTCCAGAACTACCCCCTCCAGAATAACCCCCTCCAGAACTACCCGACCCCATTATAGCATTTGCGAGTGGTAGTGGTAATTTTTTATAATGTTTTCCAATTAAATTTACAGCGTTCGCCATTGAACTATTTGACATCACACCACCTACAAATCGTCTAAAACTTTCCGTATCAGTTGCGGGTTCTTGTTCCTTCGTCATCAACGTTTTTTCACGGGTTAAAAGCCCTGTCATCACACTACTACTACCTGCAATCGTGCTGAATATACCTTCATTACAGCAAATTATACAAAGTTCAGGGTTTACTATTGAGTATGGAAATTGATTTCTAACTTGCACATTCATCTGTAAATTAAATTGACCAAGTGAACCACTACTTAAGTAGTCTTCCAAGCCCAAGTCTACAGCATCTAAAACAAATAATGAGCCAATTGTAGGGACATATCGCTGTAAATAAGTTACTGGTACACTTGCACCGTTGGCGACTACGCCTGTCGTTGCATTATTTACAGTTTGATAACCATTCCACTCATTAAAAGATTGTGTACTACCTGCTTTTACCGATAAGTTATACAAATCAACGCTTTGTGCTGACGCCAAAATACCCGATTTATTATTAAAATTAATTGATATACCTGTTATACTTAAAAAACTGTCAGTATTAGCGGGTGTTTGTAAGCCAATTGGCACTCTAACACAAATAATAAAACGACTTGGTATTTGATTTAATTGAATATTGTTAGATACAATCACTGTATTTGGAAAAGTAGGAAGAACGCCGTTAAGATTGAAATATGTAGCACCAGCCAAATTTGACTGACCGTTAGATGAAGTGATAAATCTTGGATAATCAGTGTATTCACACACATTACGAAGGGCTATTCGTGCAACTTGAGAAGGTTGAAGAGTTAAAAACTGACACAATAATCTCGTGCTTTGGAATAATGGAACAGATTCAACAGCGGGAAAACCACCCTCGGCGGCGTATGCACCACAACCACCAGTTATCGCCATTTTATATGTTGGAACAATGCCCCCTGCGGTGTCAGTGGTTTGACCCGTTCTGATAACTCGCTGTAAATTATTTACGTTCAGATTGAGAGTAAGCGTGTTAAGCCCTAAAAACGCCGCTTGGTTGCCGTGTGGCATACAATTCAAAAAAGGTGATAATAAAATCGGTTCTACGAAAGTTGAACTAATTACAATTTCAAATCTGTTTCCCGTTGTTGCACAAACGGACGAATGACTGACCAAATTATTTCCAGTATATTGAAAAATACTGACAGATGTCGGAAAAGCACCTCGGGGGCAAAAATTATTATCAAATCCATTATTACCCATTGCTCCAAGTGGATTATTATTTCTTTGCGGGTAAGTAATAGTTGAACCAGTTGTCCAATTACTACAAGCGTCTCTATACATCCCCCACTGATCATCAACTAAAGCCGTAGTGTGTGAATTATATTTTTGCAATTCTCTTTGAGAAGTCATTCGTAAAAGTTGCGGTAAAATGTCCCCGATATTGATAGACACTGAACAATTGTTAATCGTGGATTGGATAGTAGAAAAGCAATTAGTAAGCACAAATGGTGCCCACGCCTCCGTATTCCCAAAATTAAAAACATTGGCGTATTGCGGTATTTGACTTACTCCGTCGGCTAATGTGTCTATTTTGATAGTAAAAGTGAGCAAACTTGATTGAAGAATCGCTCTATCTACCGCTATTTGCTCCGATGGAATTTGTAATTGGTACGTCACAAGCGAGTTTGTAGCACTCAACGCTTGATATTGTTGAAATGTTATATTTTGCCCAGATGATTTAACGCCAAAACTTTCAACGTCAGTTAAATTTTCAATACGACTGTCAAGGATTAAAGCGGTTTTTAGGTCTGCCATTTATATATATATATACTAAGATATTTTTAAAATTAAAAGAAATATAATTCTATATATTTTTTTTTAATGCGTAAATTTTGTTCCTCCAATATCTTGAATTAATAAATTTTTTCGTTTAGTAAATAATAATTTAATGGTGGCAGTTCCATTTGGCGTAAGACGAAAAGGTATTAACTGACCACGTCTATCTTTCCAATATATCTGAATGTCAACTGTGTATAATGGACTATTACCAATCAATTCTAAAAGTCTATATTCTGCGGATGGTGTATAATAGACAAAAGGCTTAAAATTATTATTTTCTGCTATCATATCTGTTAATATTTGTGCAAAATTACCATTATTACCATTTGAAGATATATTCTGTCCGTTATTTAATAAAACAGGATTTGATAATTGATTACTGACAATTGGTAAAAGTGTTGATGTGAAGACAACTGATTGAACAGGACACCAAATAGTAGTCGTTGAGTATTCCTGCCAACACTGAATCGCTTTATAAGTTGGATTTGTAACAGGATAATTAATAACAGTTGAACCACCAAAAAGCGAAAAAGCGACTTTATAATTTAAGCCGTCAGCGTCACCAGAACCAGTATTTATATAAAAAGGAAATGAAGAAAATAACTGTCCTAAATTATTATTAAAATATAAAATTATTGGATTAGGTAAATTACTGTCAAATGCTAAAATATCGGCATTTAATACGCCTGTTTTATCTGATACATTAAATTCTAAAATAGGTTGATAAATTGTAGGCATTGTTCCACCCGCTAAAACAACTTTAACGGCTAATTCATCAAAACATTGTTTAAGAGCAATATTTATTAAATATATCCAAAATTGATAAGTAAATATATAATAATAGCCTGTTGAATTATCTTGAATTCCTTCTGGTGTCTCTGATGGAGGTGTCGGCAATGTTGCGATTAAATTCTGAGGACTAAACCTTATAAATGTTCTATTTACAATATCAACGCCACCAACATTATAAGACATTGAAACAGAGTATATTGTTAAATTAATATCTGGTTGATTTATTTGAATTGTCGGAATAAAAAGGGGTAAACTGTCCGTGTCTAACGAAAACCTTATAATACTTAAATAATATTGTTCGGGGTCATTAATAAATGGCAAACTACGGGTTTCGGTAAAATTAACAACTGGCGATATTGTCTGGTCACCTGCTAAATTTGTAAATGTAATATCGTAATATAATTTATCTACTAAATTTTGGTTCATTATATAATATATTTATATATTAAAAATATTATATTAAAAATATAATATAAATATATAATAGTTTAAGATGTCATTGAATTTTGAAAACGGGAGTTTGATATGTAAAATAAAAGATGATGATAAAAATGATGAGTTAATTGTTAAAGTTGATGCAAATAAAAACGGTTTAAAAAGTATTGAATGTAAAGATAAAGACTATATACAACCTATACCAGATAAAACAAAGGAACGGTCAATAATCTATTGCTCGGGAAAATCGGGAAGTGGTAAAAGTTATTTTGTAATGCATTACGTTAAAGAATACCAAAAACAACACCCGAAAAACGATGTTATATTGTTTAGCAGTATTACAACTGATGCAGGTTCATTAGATAAAATAAAAGGGCTTAAAAAAATGAAACTAAATGAAGAATTTTTAAACGATACAGAGTTAAATAATATTGAAATTTATAAAAATACAATGGTTATTTTTGATGATACAGACTGTATCACCGACAAACGCTTAAAACTAAAAATTAATGGTATTTTAAATAAAATTTTAGAAACAGGTAGACACGAAAATGTCAGTTGTTGTTATACCTCACATTTAGCGTGTAAAGGAAATGAGACAAAAACAATTTTAAATGAAAGTCATCTAATTGTATATTTTCCAGATGGCACACCGCCCCGAATTGTAAATAATCTATTAGAGAACTACGTCGGCTTAACTAAAGACCAAATACGAAAAGTTAACGAGATAGAT